AATATAAAGCTAAAGGCGGTGGGTATAAATAATGGCTGATCCTAAAAAAGGAACAGGTAAAAAGCCTAAAGGTAGTGGTAGGCGTTTATACACAGATGAGAATCCTAAAGATACTGTAAGTATTAAATATGCTACTGTTCAAGATGCCAGAGATACTGCTCGTAAAGTAAAAGGAATTAACAAACCTTATGCTCGTAAAATACAAATACTTACTGTAATGGAGCAGCGAGCTAAGGTAGCTGGCAAGTCTAAACAAGCAGAGATAGCTAAGAAAGCTAAAGAATCTCTTACGAAAAAGCATGGCAAAACAAACCCATCAAAAAATAAAAAATAAAAAAGAACTTGCGGAGTGGATAAAGCAACAACAAGATAAGAGGCATGAGCAGTAATGACACTTAAAAAATCTCAAAAATCTTTAAAGGCTTGGACAAAGCAGAAGTGGCGTACTAAGTCTGGTAAGAAATCTAGCGAAACAGGTGAGCGTTACCTGCCTGAAAAAGCTATAAAAGCTTTATCATCTTCTGAATATGCTGCTACTACTAAAAAGAAACGTGAAGATACTAAGAAGGGTAAACAACATAGCAAACAACCTAAGAAGATTGCAAAGAAGACAAGGAGCTATAGAAAGAAATGAGAGAAGAATATAAAAAAGGAAGTAAAGCTAAAAAGAAAGATCCTAGATTAGCCAGGGCTGGAGTATCTGGGTATAACAAACCCAAACGAACTCCTAAGCACCCTACTAAATCCCATGTTGTTGTAGCTAAAGACGGTGACAAAGTTAAAACCATACGCTTTGGACAGCAAGGTGTCCGTGGTGCTGGTAAAAATCCTACATCTAAAAAAGACAAAGCTCGTAAAAAATCATATTATGCTAGACATAATGCACAAGACTCTAATCCCTCAAAACTTTCAGCCCGATACTGGTCACACAAAGTTAAATGGTAAGGACTAAATTATGGAAGACTCTGTAGTACTTTTTGAATCTCCAGAAGCAGGAACTATAAGATTAAATACTGAAGCAATCTCACATCTAAGCACAGCATTTGTTGAAGTTGAAGATGCTGATCTTAAACTGGCTATTTTTTCTTTAATACAAAAGCACTCTGATTATGTATTGGCTACAAGCGATAAAATATTATGCAAGCAAAAACTTCATTTGACTCAAATTAAATAAAGCTTTCTAATTCTTTTTCTAATCTTTTATGCAACTTAGTAAACATAGGATCTAGTTCTTTAAAAACTTTATGCAGAAGAATACTATCCTCACCATCAAAAAACTTTGTAATCTCTTTTTTGGGAAGATAGCTGTACTCTGTCATTAACTTTCCCTTCTTATCTATAAATACTTTAAAGGATATAATGTTCCCCTCTTCATTCATGCAAACCTCACTTTTTCTACATTACCACGTAGCCCTGCTTTCATATATGTAGTAGCTCGACCTTCAAAAAAGTTCTGATGCTCTACACCTAATACATCATCAAGCCAATCTAGTGGATTATCTTTTACATTGTAGTTAGGTTTCAAGCCTAGCTGTAGCAGCCTACGGTCTGCAATGTATCTGATATACTGCTGCATTTCTTTCTTTGTTAAACCACGTATGTCACCTTGTTCAAATACAAGATCTAAAAACCTATCCTCTAAGTTAACCATTTCACGACACGCCTGATAGATCTCAGCTTTGAAGTCATCAGTCCATAGCTCAATGTTTTCTTGAATAAATTCTCTAAATAGTTTTGTCATTGCTTCTACGTGCATAGACTCATCACGTATACTGTATGTAATAATCTGTCCCATACCTTTCATTTTACCGAATCGTGGGAAGTTTAACAAAATAATAAAGCTAGAAAATAATTGCAGTCCTTCAGTAAAAGCTGAGTAAATTGCCAGGGCTTTTGCAATAGACTGTCTATCGCCTTTAGTGACTCGTACAGCGTCGATATACTCATGCTTATCTGCCATAGCTTCATACTCTGCAAACGCCTTATACTCAAGCTCAGGCATTCCTACGGTGTCTAGTAACAAACTGTAGGCATGTTGGTGTATTGATTCCATGTTATGAAAGGCACCCATCATCATACGTGCTTCAGGCTTCTTGAAGATCTTCATATAGCGGTCAACATAACCAGACCCAACATCTACATCAGACTGAGTGAACAGTCTAAAGATCTGTGTAAGTAAATTCTTTTCAGACTCATCAAGGTCTTGCCAATCTTTCACATCATTGTGCAATGGTACATCTTCTGGAAACCAGTGCATCTGGTTCTGCTGTGAGTAGTAGTCGAACATCCAAGGATGGTCAAATGGTTTGTAGTAATCTCTAGTATCTAATAAGCTCAAGCTATATCTCCTTCTTTTATAAAAACGCCATTACTATTCATATGGCCTTTACGATCTTTAATATCTAAATAAGCTACACGTAAACACTGGTCTAGGTCTGTGTTGTGCATAACTGCTAGTGTGTTTAACACCACAAGGCAGTCGCCTATATCATCTGCAACATCTCGCTGCTTAGCAATGTTATCTCCAAGCTCTCCTATTTCTGATACAAGCTTGGCAAACTGTGCAAGCGGATTGCTGTTATTAATAATACCTTTGTCATAACTCCAAAGAGTTACTAAATCTACTAATGTTTTATTCATTAAACGCACTCTCCAAAAAAGAAGTTTCTAATACAACTAGTTTATCTTCTGCTTCAGCTATCTTGCCTACTAGCTCATCCATAGTCTCAAGCATTGTATGCTCTCCTACAGCTGCTGGATTTTCAATATAGTTTTTAAGCTCTGAACCAGCCCACATAATTTGAGCTTTGTACATGCTTTTTAATGCTTTTAATTTATGGTCTTCCATTTTTCTTTTAACTCCTTTTTATTCCTAGCAAGCCACACTGAGTAGTTTAGCTTGTCTTCTTTATTATAATTCATTGCGTACTCAGCCCACTCTTGGATACAGAAGTTTTTAAACTTAGTATCTTCTGCATCTTTCTTAGCGTAGAACTCTTTGAACTCTTCATAAGAAGCAAACCTATTCTCTTCCCACACGTAATACTGACAGTCTTCTATTGGATGCTTAGACATATCTGGTTCTCTTTCTGCATTCACAAATCAGATGAGGCCCGTACTGTCGGCATATAGATATGTAGTTATCAGTACACTTTGTATTTTTAGGTTTATAATAATCCCACTGACTGCGCTGTGTTCCATCTGTAGCACAAGCAGGTAATAACAATAATAAAAATAATAATTTAACCTTCACAACTTAAACACTCCCCTTCTTCAAGATTTATTCTTGGTATTTTGATGTTAACATTCTCTGTATTTCTAGCTGCATTAGAGCGGAGGTAATACATAGATTTGAGTTTGTTAGCTCCCGCCCAATGTACGCTATTAATATATTCCAGATACTCATCATGCACCTCTTGATCTGCTGTAGCTGGTGGTGGTATAAAGAATAAGTTTACTGACTGAGCTTGGCATACATACTTCTGTCTCTGGTATGCATGTTCAACGATCCAGATTTGATTGATCTCAGGTGCGGTTTTAAATACTTCTCTTTCTTCTTGAGATAGCGCCTCCAAGCCTTCAACAGAGCCTTCAGCAGCAGCAATATCCTTCCACGTTTTATCTGTGTTGATACCTTTCTCATCTAGTAACTTCTCCAAGTACTTGTTTTTTACTTTAAAAGATCCAGTTAAAGTCTTGTGCGTAAATACGTTAGCCCTCGTAGGCTCAATACTAGGACTCGTTCCACCACATATAATACTGCTGCTGGCGTTAGGAGCAATAGCAAGCAGATGTGAGTTACGAAGACCACTGCCAACCATATCAGGAGCCTCACCCCTAGATCCAGCCAACTGTATACTAGCTTCAGTAGCTCTTTCCTTGATGTGTTTAAAGGCTCTATTGTTAAAGCTGGAAGCGTACATTCCTTCAAAAGGGATTCCATTACGTTGAAGATAAGAATGAAAGCCCATCGCACCAAGGCCAATCGCCCGTTCTCTATATGCACTATAAGCGGCTTTTGTAAAACCTTTTTTATCCAAGTCAACATGATACTTAAACTCCTGTAAGGTATCGCACTGTTCTAATATACCTACTGTTTGTATAGCATTATCAATAAAGTGTTCTAGTGTATTATCCAGCATGGTAACTAAATCACTAATAAATAACTCATCATCTTTCCACTCATCAAAGTATTCTAAGTTAACACTAGATAAGCAACAAACTGCTGTGCGCTCTTCGCTAGTAGGCAAGGTAATCTCAGAACATAAATTACTTTGACGCACTTTAAGTCCTAAATCTTTTTGATTCTTTGGCAGTGCTTCGTTGCAACGATCAAGGTTAACAATATACGGCTCTCCTGTTTCTGCTCTAGTATGTATTAGCTGCCACCATAAGTCCCGCGCTGAGATTGTCTTTGTTGCTTGCTTTGACTTAGGATCTATTAACCTCCAAGGCAAGTCTTGCTGGACAGAGAAAAGAAAGTCATCAGAAATACTAACCCCGTTATGTAGATTAAGACACTTGCGGTTGAGATCGCCACCAGTAGTTTTTCGCATTGCAATAAACTCTTCAATCTCTGGATGGCTAATGTCCATATACGCTGCATAAGATCCTCTCCTAGTAACACCCTGATTGAATGCAAGCATTTGACTGTCTACAACATGCATGAATGGAATGCTACCAGTAGACTCACTGCCGTTAGCAGTAGATATACCATTACTCCTAACATCACCCCAATATCCACCCAAGCCTCCACCTGAACTAGCCAACCATATGTTCTCGTCATAATGATCAGATAGACCACGCCTTGAGTCAGGAACATAATTAAGAAAGCAAGAGATAGGTAAACCACGAGTAGTTCCCCCGTTACTAAGGATAGGAGTGCTAAACATGAACCAATTAGAACTTGCGTAGTTATAAAGTCGCTGTGCAAGATCGAAGTCAGTATGTTCTTGATAAGTAGCACCATAAACAGCGGCCCTTGCAAAAGCTTCTTGAGCATATTCTTCATCTTCCCAAAAGTATCTGTCTTTTAATGTTTGAATAGAAAATTCTGTAAGCAAACTTTCTTTATCGTAATCAATCTCTATCCCTAAATAATTCATCTTGCCAGTTTTTAATGTCATCAACGTCATCCTTTTCTCTTAACTGTGACTGCCTGTACCCTCTAGTACGTGCTTTGTTTTTAGACTTTTTTCTTTTATTAAACTTTTCAGTGCGCTCTGCTTTTCTATCCCAAGACATCCTGATTCTCCATCAAGAACTTGAGCAATCGCTCTTCATACCAACGAGCTTTGCGTAAATCTTCTATAGGCTTTTTCTTGTATCTAAATCTCCAACGGTACTTTAAAGAGTTACCGCGTAGATAACCTACAAACTCATCAGGCGTGAGCATAGCCTCAATAGCTTCAATGCATTCTACTTTACCGTTATTATAGTGAGGTGGATGATCTACCATATTATTTATTAAGTTAGCATATGATTCACCTAAACGATTTTCACCATATACAGGATGATCATTAGGCTCTTCCCATTCTTCTGCTATATTCCAAGCATCAGTTATAGCAGTGTTAAGTTTAACTTTGTCCCATTCTTCTGGGGTTGCATCATCAATACTCATTCCATCCACTCCTTTGGAAATGTTTTTTCTGAAAACCATCTGAACTTATTTTTTGTTGCCCATTCAGAATGACTAAACTTAGTACCGTTCTTTCTTTTCTTTGCTCCTGGCATAGGTGCATAAGGTGAAGCAAATAAAAATACTAATTCACAATCATCAGGCAAAGCTTTTTTAACCCAGATATATTTGTTATACTCTTGATAATCCCAAAACCTTCCTTTAGATTCTAAAAGAATTGTCTTACCATCTATAACTTTAATAAAATCAGGCCAATAAATATGCTCTATCACATAAGGAACAGACTTATTATGTAAACTCCAAGTCTTTAATTGTTTCTTATGTAACTCAAACTCCCATTTAGAATCATAACCTTTAGGTATATTTTTTTCTTTAGGTCTTTTGACTCTAGGCTTACGCATTTATAATCTCATTTAATGTGACTGTTTCTAAAGTTTTATCAGACCTTTTAAGAACCTTCTTTATCTTTTTTCTAAACCATTTTAAAGTATAAGCATTCGTTCTTATTTGTCCTTGGCTAAAGAAATAAGGTTCTTTTGGCATTAACTCTTGGATTTTCTCAGGAGTTAAAAGCTTTAACTGATCTTCAGGTAATAAAGAATACAACCATTCCTGTATTAATCTAGTTATCGTATTGTTAAATTTTTGTTTTTTACTTTTATTTATACGCTGCACTATATTACCTCTTCGACTCTAGGTTCATTAACTACTTTAGTAAAGTATGTTAAACCTTTGGAATACTTAAAAGTTCTTAGATCAGGATAACATTTATGTTTATGAGAACAGTACACACAGGCTTTAGAAAGCTTCATATTTCCTGACTTGCCTTCAGGGACAGGCTCATAACACATCTGTTCGGGAGGACTATCTTGGTCTATAGCTTTTTTAGCTCTACTTATTTTATATCTAATGTTAGGCTTATCAAGCTCATCAGGTTGATACAAAGTTAACTCACCTGTTTCTTTATTGATAGCTAAGAAACCACCATTAGAAGACTTCTCTGCTTCTTCATAACCACTTAACTGAGCAAGGTAACCAAAGGGATCATCATCCCTAAGTGTGCCTTCTTTAAACTTTTTAAATGCAAAGTTAGAAGCAGTCTTTATGTCAACAACCTCACCATCAATTTTACAATCAATGTGTCCTTTAATGTTATCAACAACAACTTCTTTCTGCTCATCTGTTACTGTGTGTCCAGAAAGCTTTACTAAAAAGATTAAGATCTCTTCAAGCAAATGACCATACAAAAATCTAATAGACAGAAAAGGATTTGATTGTTCTTTCTTTTTCTTTTCTTCTTTAAGATCAAAGTACAATTGTCTTAAGGGTCTACCTACATTAGACATTCTGATATATTGCTTTGAGTTTTCTTGCGGTGTAGCCCAATGAGTAATACACTCTTTTAAATTATTAGTTAGTTCTTCTAATAATTCTTCTGGAATATCTACTGCTTTTTGATTAGATAAAGGCTCTAATGCTTTATAAATATCTTCAACTACTGTGTTTACTTTTTTCATGTCTATGTTTTACAAACCTTAATTTACGTGTGAGAGAATTATAATGAAGATACACTACACCCATAGCTTTTTGTAAAGGAGTTCTTGCAGAAAGTCTACCATCTTTATAAGACTTGACATCTATTTTTTTAATGTTTCCATCTTCATCTATAGCAATTAAATCTATAGGCCCTGTGCATCCACAGTTTTTAAAGACTTGATAACCATTATCCCACAACCATGTTATAGCATAATGCTCTGCTAGATCTCCAGTTCTATTAGGGTCTGTTTTAGTGTGTATCACTCCAGTTGTCTCCTATCTTGTATTCTCCATCTAAAGGACAACGTAAATCAAAGTATATTCCTGCATCTACAATAGCCTGGACACCTCTTTGACCTACTTCTTCTGCATCTTTTTCTAAACATTCTACCTGCCATTCGTCATGTACATTAGCTACACACTGAGCATCTAAATGTTTAATAGAATCTACAAATAAAACCAAAGCTTTCTTCATAATTATTGCTCCTGCACTTTGCAGCAGTGTATTCAAAGCAGCATGTTCTGATCTTATAGTAACTTTGCGACCATCTAATCCTTTTAAGAAACCTCTTTTAGACGCTCGTTCAACTCTATCTTTGAGATTTGCAAGTGCTGGTAAATTAGCAAGGAAAGATTCTCTAAGTCTTTTACCATCTTTTCTACTTCCTCCAACCACTGAGCCAAGTCGTTCATTTCCTGCTCCGTATAAGTATGCATAAATGAATTTTTTACTCTTATCTCTTGATTCAAGTCCCGCAAGTTTTTGATTAGCGGTGTGAATGTCTCCGTTAAGGACTTCATTTGTATAACTCCTATCGTTCATGTAATGTGCAAGCATTCTTAATTCTAAACCACTAGCATCTATACCTACTAATTTGTACCCTTCAGGCACTGTCCAACAAGATCTACAGTCTTTTCCATAAGGGCTATAGGTGGCTGGTATCTGTGCCATATTGGGCTTAAAATGCGTCATACGTCCTGTTACAGCACCATTGTGCACTGCGTAACCATGAACTCTATCGCCCTTTAAATTTTTAAACCAGGAATCTACTAAAGCAACACGCTTGTTTAATAATAAAAACTCACTAATTAATTTGGCTTGAGATATATCTTCTATTGCATTGAGTGTTGATTCATCTACAATAGGTTGTCCTGTTGGAGTAAACTTCTTAGGCTTCCAACCAAAGTCCTGTAAGTATTCTCCAATTTGTTTTCTTGAATTTAAATTAAAATCTTGTATCTTGTATCTATCAAATGCAAGAACTTGAGTAGGATGTTTTTTAGAATAACCTTCATACTCTTCTTCTGTCAACCCTTGTTTAGATAATGTACCATCTTTCTTAAACTTAGGAACTACTGTTTTTAACTTAACCTTTTTAGGTAAGAAAACTTTGTGAACTTCTTTAACAATCTCTTGATTAGTTTGTTTTAATGTAGCCAAAAGTTTATGCGCTTTTTCTACATCTAACATGAAGCCATAGTTTTCCTGATCTTTTAATATCTTTGCAACTTGATGCTCAAGCTTTATTGATTCTTCATCAAAGTCCGTCAACTCAGTTAACAATGCTTGGAAAACTAACGCATTTAATTCGACATCATTTATACAATACTCTAACATTTCTGGTGTGTATTCTTTAAAGTCTTCTTCTTGCATAAGACCTTTATGGTAATTTAATTTAAAGCCCCACGCTTTTAATCCATGACCATCCCTTTCAGGGTTTGCAAGCCTAGAAAGAACTAACGTATCTATTATCTTTTTATTCTTAAAAGATATGTCAGTAAGCTTTTCTAATACAGGAATATCAAATCCTAAAATGTTATGTCCTATAAGTATTTTAGACTTCGCCAACAACTCAATCCCTTCTTCTATATTAGAAGGAGAAAAAGAATATACTTGTTTTGTATCTATATCTTTAGCCACAATGCACCAGATAACTGATGCATCAAGACCGTCTGTTTCTATGTCAAAGACGAGATTCATTTATTTATTCCTTCGTTGTTC